ATGCCTTTGGTGTCGTTGAGAGTGCTGTGAGTGGTGGAACATCAGTTCCATTAGTCGGTGTTGAAGGAACATTCAACAATTCAAATAACTTAAGAAGAGAAGGACAAAGTGGAGCGATTCAAAACTTAAGCACATCACCCGATGCTGTAACGAATACATATACTAACAAGCCACATTGGACTTCAACCCTTGACGGAGGTACTTTCTAAAAATGCAACAAAACAGTGAAGTAGATGTTAATGTATTAGTGAACTTATATCATTCAAAACTAGCAGCTGCATTAAATCAAAATGTATTATTAGAGGCAAAATTACAAACTCTAAAAAATGATTTTGAAAAAGAAAAAAATGAACTCTTAGAGCAACTAGCAAACAAAAAGGATGAATAATGGCTAGACCAAATAGTAGAGGACGATTAATAGATTACGCTTTAAGGCAGTTGGGTGCACCTGTCTTAGAAATTAATATTGACACTGACCAGTTACATGATGTCCTTGATGATACATTGCAAGTTTATGAAGAGAGGCATTACGAAGGTATTGAGAGGATGTACTTAAAGTACAAAATTACTCAAGAGGATATTGATAGGGGAACAGCAAAGGGAACAGATGGTGTTGGAATTGTAACTACAACAGGAGTACAAACCAATTCTGCGACTAGTGTAACTAGTAATTTTTATGAAACATCAAATTTTTTAGCGATTCCAGAGCATGTCAGGGGTGTAAATAAAATTTTTAAATTTGATTCGAGTTCAATTTCTGGTGGAATGTTTAGTATTAAATACCAGTTATTTTTGAATGACTTATATTATTTTAACTCAGTTAATTTATTGCAATATGCAATGACAAAGAGTTATCTAGAAGATATTGATTTTCTTTTAACAACAGAAAAACAAATAAGATTTAATCAGAGGCAAGATAGATTATATTTAGATATTGATTGGGGAGCACAACAATTAGGTGATTTTATAGTAATAGATTGTTTTCGTGCTCTTGATCCAGAGGAATATAAACAAATTTATAATGATCCATTTGTCAAAAGATATTACGTTGCATCATTGAAAAAACAATGGGGTCAAAACTTAATTAAGTTCAGAGGAACTAAATTACCAGGTGGTATTGAACTAAATGGAAGAGAGATATATGATGAGGGAGTAAGAGAGTTACAGGCATTAAGAGATAGAATGGCAATGGATTATGAAATGCCTCCTCTTGATTTTATTGGGTAATGTATAATGGCATTAAATCCTTTCTTCTTACAAGGCTCTCAGGGTGAACAAAGATTAGTTCAAAATCTAATTAATGAGCAATTAAAAATATATGGTGTTGAAGTAACTTATATACCACGTAAATTTGTCAATCAGCAAACTATAATTGAAGAGGTTTCTGCATCAAAATTTGATGATAATTTTTTGATTGAAGCATATGTAGAGAATTACGATGGATATGCAGGTGCTGGAGATGTGTTAACAAAATTTGGTATGAGTTTAAGAGATGAAGTTACACTTACTGTTTCAAAAGAGAGATTTGAAGAATTTATATCACCATTCATGGAGGCAGATGATGATATTGAATTATCATCTCGACCTCGTGAGGGTGATTTAGTATTTTTCCCATTAGGTCAAAGATTATTTGAAATAAAATTTGTAGAACATGAAGAACCTTTTTATCAACTAGGTAAGAATTATATTTACAAACTTAAGTGTGAACTCTTTGAATATGAAGATGAAGTCATTGATACTTCAATTGAAGCGATAGATACTCAGGTTGAAGAAGATGGTTATATTGCAACTTTAAAACTTGTTGGAATTGGAATCACTGCAACTGCATCAGCTGTAATTGGTCAGGGTTATGTTAAAGAGTTATTTTTAAATAATGATGGTTCTGGATATACAGGAACACCTACTGTTTCGATTTCAACTTCTCCTAGCGGTAATGCGTCAGATAACGCAACAGCAGTTGCTTTTACAACTGAGAGAGCAGGTGTGAGGTCTGTAGATAAGATATTATTAACAAATGCTGGTGCAAATTATACATCTACACCTACAATTACTATTTCTGGGGGAGGAGGTACAGGTGCTGCAGCAACTTGTGGTATCAATACATCATCAGCAGGTATCATAAGATTCATTATGACCAATGAGGGTGTGGGTTATGGAACTGTACCAGTAGTAACTATATCAGTTCCCAATTTAGGTATTGCCTCTGAAAGAGCAGTTGGTATTGCATCTCTAGGGGTTGACCCATCAAGTGGATTTAATCGTGTTAACTCTATCCTTATTCAAGATGCAGGTGAAAATTATGATAATACTGTAACTGTAACTATTGCTGATCCTGAAACAATTAGTGGTATTGGCACTTACCTATTCAATGAAGTTGTACAAGGTATGCGTTCTGGAACTCAAGCAAGAGTTAAAAGTTGGGATCAAGATACTGGAATACTACAAGTTGGTAACATTGGAATTGGAACTACAACACGAGGATTCTTTCCAGGTGAAGACATTAAGGGACTTACTTCTGATGCGTTATTCAGTGTTGGTATCTTTGATGAGGATAACACCACCGATAAATACAATGAGGGCGACATATTTGAGTCAGAAGCAGACTTATTGATTGACTTCTCTGAATCAAATCCATTTGGTAGTTTCTAATGTTAGGTAATTATTTTTATCACGAAATTGTAAGAAAGACAGTTATTGCATTTGGCACACTGTTTAATGATATTCATGTGCGTCATGATGATGGTGCTGGAAATGTAATATCAGATTTAAAAGTTCCAATTGCATATGGTCCAAGACAAAAGTTTTTAGCGAGAATCACTCAGCAAGCAGAATTAAATAAAGCAACTCAAATTACATTACCAAGAATGTCATTTGAAATTACAAATATATCATATGACTCTTCAAGAAAGGCAGGTATCACTCAGACTTTTAAGGCAAAAGATATTAATAATGATCAAATGAAAAAAGTTTTCATGCCTGTGCCTTATAACTTGGGATTTGATTTAAATATACTTGTTAAATTGCAGGATGATGGATTACAAATTTTAGAGCAAATATTACCATTTTTTCAACCTGCCTTTAATATATCAATTGATTTAGTTAAGTCTATTGGTGAAAAAAGAGATATTCCAATGGTTTTACAAAATATATCACAACAAGATGACTATGAAGGTGATATGTCAACAAGACGAGCATTAATATACACATTATCATTTACAGCAAAAACATTTTTCTTCAATCATATTGCAGATACTCCAGAGGGACTAATTCGCAAAGTTCAATTGGATTACTATTCAGGTACAAATGTAAGAACAGCAAAACGAGTACAAAGATATACTGTTGTTCCTAAAGCAAAACAAGATTATAACGATGATAATGTTATAGATACTCAAGATGATGCATTAATTGAACCAGGTGATGATTTTGGATTCACAGAAACAAGCACATTCTTTGGAGATGCAAAAGATTTTGCACCGAAGAGGGGAGTAGACATCTAATGGCAAAAGGTTATGATTCTTTGAATGACACTTTCAACACTGATGGTGGTGTTGAGGTTGATGCAATTGTCAAACAAGAAAAAGAAGAGATAACTAGAGTAGATGAAGTTAAAAAGGACTATGATTATACAAGAGGAAATTTATATTCATTAATTGAAAAGGGTCAAGAAGCAATCAATGGTATTATGGAGGTTGCAGGAGAAACTGCAAGTCCAAGAGCATATGAAGTTGCTGGTCAACTTATAAAATCAGTTGCAGATACTACAGATAAATTAGCAGATTTACATAAAAAGGTAAAAGATATTGAAGAGGATAATCCAAAAACTCAGAACACTGTTACAAATAACGCATTATTTGTTGGTTCAACTAGTGAACTCTCAAAGATGTTAAAAGACGGAATGCTAAATAATAATAGCTCTGAATAGTCTGTAAATGCCAAAGACTTCCTGTAAAAAGGGACAATACTATTGCAACACTGATAAGAAGTGTAAACCAATTCCTGACGGATATAAAATGCGTGAGGATGGTTTCCTTGTTAAAGAGGGTTGGTCAGATAAGTATAAAAAGTCAATTGATTGTGATAACCCAAAAGGTTTCAGTCAGAAAGCTCATTGTGCAGGTAAAAAGAAAAAGGTGACTGAGGAATCAAATCCTCGCATTGCCCGTAAAAAAGGACAACCTGCAAAATCTAAAAAACATTCTGATTTATATACTGATGAAGATCCTAAAGGAACTATTCATGGACTGGGTTTCAAGAATGTCGCTACTGCGAAAGCGAGTGTGGCAAAAATTAGGAAATCAAGTCGATCACATGCTCATAAAATTCAAGCAGCGATTGCTATGGAGCAAAGAGCAAGAGTGATGGGTAAA